CATTCCTGCAGCAGGAGTCATAGGTGTCATTCTATTTGAAGCACCAGTTCTATTAGCCATTATTTGTTGTTTTGCTTTAGCTTCTTGCTCCTCTTTAGTTAAAGGCACAGCTGTAGGTTGAGCTTTTTCCATTCCTAACATACTAGCAATAGGTCCCTTTCCTTTCATCATGCTATAAGCAGGAGAAAATGTTTCCAACATCTTACCTATATTTTTTCTTTGAACAGGCTTTTTAGCACTCATAGAACCGCCATAACTTTTTTTCATTACAGATCCGCCATAGTTTTTCTTAACTACTTCATTCCTTTTTTTATCGCCTGTTTTGGTGTTACCTGCAGCAACTCCCGGAGCAACTCTTTTAGGAACTACAGGACCTGACTTTCTTGTTTTGCCTTGCTGAAAGTTCATATAGTCACGAAGACTTAATCCTGATTTTTTTAATTGTTCTTTAGTAACTACAGGACCTTTATTAGGCTTTGCTTTTTTTACTATTCTAGGGTCTACAGTAGCATTTGCTTTTTTACCCATAAATTTTGTAGACTCTTTTTGAGATTTAATTGTTTTGTCTTTTTTAGCCTTTTTCTTTTCAGAATATTTTCTATAAGGGCTTTTTTTATTTGAAGGTACTTTTTTATCAGAAGACCCAAATAAACCTCCAAAGAATTTTTTAGTTCCTGCAACTAAATCGTCACCTATTTTTTTCTTTGGCTTTATTGCTTTAACAGTTATTGGCATTTTATTTCCCTTCATTTGTTTCTTCATTGTTGTTCTAGATATAGTCATTATTTAATTAAAGATAACAACTCTGTTATAGTCCCTGTGTTAGAAACGGCTATCATAGTTAAAGCTCCAATCATCATCCATTTAGCTTGGAATACTGATCTCTTAATATCTGTCATGTCTGCTCTTAATTCATCAACATGCTTTACTAAGTAATCTTGTTTTGATTTCCATTCAGCAAATTCAATTTGCAATGACTGAACATTTTTTTCCATTAACACTTCCACCTTTTCCTAGCTTGTCTTAACCTGCTATTAGGATCTTTTGCAGCTTTAGGGAATTGTTTCATTTGCCCTGCAGACCTTGCGCAATAAGATTTTCTACGTTTAGCAGATTTGCTACCAGCCTTAACTGTACCAGTAACAGCAGTTTTTAATTTAGAGCCGGGGTTGTCTTTACGATATTTAGCCACACCTTTAGCTGTCATTCCTGCCCCAGACTTTGTAGGGCGCTTTTGACCACCACCTATGGTGTGACCTTTCATTGTGCCTTTTTTCTTTTCAGGCATATTAACTCCTATGCAAAGAAATATGTCATCATGTCTACTGTTGTATTATTGTAAGCAACATACATTCCGTTTTCAAATAACACACCTTCATCTGGTATAGTGTTATCTACAGTAGTATTATCTGTGCCAAGAGTTCTCGCTTTAAAAATAGTAGAACCTGAATCATTTGGTGATCCATTAATAAAAGATACAACACCAGCTGTACCACCAGAAACAATAGAATAACCTTTAAGACGAGTTCTACCAAAGAAAACTTTATCTAAGGCTTCTGCGCTTGTTCCTGCTGTAACTGTTCCTGCCGGATCTCCTACTGCTGATATACCTGAAACTGTTTGAAAGTATTTAGTGCTTGTTGCTGTACCAGCATTGGCTCCAAGAAAAGTTTCTACTAAAGCATTACCTTCAATATCTGTTCCTGTAACTGTGAATGATATCTCATCATCATCGCCACCAGATACAACAACTATTTTTCTAGCTGAACCCGGTGAAGAATAAGCATTACCAACATGCAATGCACCACCTATTACTAATGCTGCGTTATTTGCAACTTGCGCTGATGCGGAAATCCCGTCTGGATCTGCAGCAACTTCATCGCTAATAAAAGCAACTTTAATATCTGACTTACCTGCCATATTTATCTCCTTGTAAAGATGGGGGCTTTGCCCCCATAATTAAGCTGCGTAACCCATTAACTGAATGAATAACTTACCTGCTGTGTAATCTGCATCTGTTGCAGCGCCAGTTGTTAAATATAAAAACTCATCTGCTGCTGGAACACCAGTAAAATAAACTTTACTTCCTAATGTTGCATCTCCAGCGTTAACTAAAAGAGTCTCTGCAAGACCAGATATCGCTCCATCCTCAACACCAGTTCCTTCTGTTGCTGAATGGATATTAATGTCTGGATCTCCACCTGCTGGAGCTTCAAAGCATTCCATACTACCTGTTAAGATTGTACCGTTTTGTGCAGCAGTTAGCTGACCAATGTGACAAACTAAAGCAGTTCCATTAACACCAATGATGTCTGCGCCACCAGTTGATCTTAACCCAGTTAAGTCAATTAAAATATTTGTTGTGATTATTCCGCCAACTCTTTGAACAGATGATCTGTATATAGTTCCTGAACCTGTTGTGATACCAGTTCCAGCTTCTACTGAAAGCGTGTTAGCATCTAATGAGGCAAACCCACTTGAGTTTATGCTTGATAATGTTGATATGACACCTGTTGTGCCGTCTTTGCTTATGGTTGTGAAACCACCTTCAGAACGGATCGCTCCGTTAAAAGTTGTATTAGCCATGTAAATCTCCTTGTCGTGGCAAATGTCAGTCGCATTATGCAACTGTCAAGGTATAAAAAGAAAGAGGGCGAATAAACGCCCCCTTTTATTAAGTTACTAGGATGAGCCGGGTGAACCGTACATTCCTAATGGATCAGACACACCGAATGAATATCTCTCACGGGCTTTGTATCTTACATTACCTGTGTTGAAATCTCCATCCATTGCTGTTGACATAGGTGTTCTTACGAACATCTTCATGCCATTAGGAACATCTGTAGTCAAAAAGAAAGCATTTGTATCTGTTAAATAGTGATTAACAGAATAGCCTTCTGGGATTGACCCATTTGATCTTAATGCATTTAAGTCATTGTCTGCACTGCCAACTCTTAATTCTGATTGTAGAATACGAGTTGCAACAAACATTAATGCAGGTGGAATGATTAACTTACGAGGTCTAGCTGCGATTAGTAGGCCACGCTCATCTTTGAAAGCAGCAATATCAATTACAGCTTGCTCTAATGATGTTTCATTCAAATCAGCACCAGTTGTTGGTCTGTTTGCGTTAGTTCCACCAGAAACAGTTGGGTGATCTGTATCAAACAAATACTCCCCATCTCCACTTGTGAAAGAATCGAAACCAGTGTTCAACAAAGAAGCCGCCTTTGTCTGCTTAGTATAAGCCATAGCTCTTGCTAATGCTTTTGTATATCTTGCTGAAAGCGAGTCATACAAATTATCTTCCATTGCTTCTTCAGTAATAGAAAATCCCATTGCAATAGTTTCATGGTTATATCTAGCAGTAAAAGACTCTTGAGCTGTATCATAAGATATAGCTGATCCCTCTTGCTTGATTGGTGCTGCACCAAATCCTGACAACTTTACTTCTTCTTCAAAGCTACGCTCTGAGTTTTCTACGTCATAGATTTCTGCATGTTCGTCTTCGTATTTTTGGTATTCTAAACCAAATAAAGCGTTTAAGCCCGGTAACAACTCTTTAAGGAGTTGTGCTCTTGAAATAGCCATTGTTCAATCTCCCTATTAAGCTGCTGATGGTGCGGCGCCAGAAACGACACCAATACCAAGTTGATGACCAGTATTCCATTTACATAACATAATTGGATAAGCTGTGCCATATTCATCACCGTCATAACCGCCCTTCCAATCAACAATTCTGATTGGTAATGCTGCTGTAGTCGCTGCTGTACTTATGTCTAAAGAAACTCTTGAAATACCTAAAGTGGCATTTGAAGTTCCTTGAACAACTGCACAGTTAGCTGCTAAATCATCGTTATTAACGGCACCGTCTGCTTGAATTTCAAACAATAGATTTGGATCATCATTTACATAAACCATACCATTTGTATGAGCTGCTCCTGACCAAACTTGAGAAAACTGTGTTTGCCCTGTACTTAGGTCAGTATATCTAACGCCCATAAAAATACCTATTGGCGTTAACGATGTTGTTCCAGTATCCTTTTGGATAGTGGTTGTTGCTCCAGCGTCTGTCAATTTGACAGCGTCACCGAAACATATCCTTGTTGATTCAGAACTCAGTATTGGGTATTGACGAAACGAATCATTGAACGTTCCAGAAAGGTTCCCTACTGGTCTTAAACCGAAAGGAGCTGCTATTGTAGACATGTATGTCTCCTTTTAATTAAAGTTTATATTTAAATTACTAACTTGTGCGTGTGCTTTTCTCTGGTCTGAGTACTGGCATACGGGGGTCTGATTCCCTTAGATAATTATTATCAACTGCTGACATCTGATTAGATGTTAACTGTTGATGATGTTCTCTACGAGCATCTATGTTTTCTGTGGAGTTTTTGCAAAGAAGCAATCCCCCAACCTCTACATTACCTTGAAATTTAGAATCAATATCAGGCATAATTTTAAGCTCTGGGTGGTCTTCCAGTTTAACGGGTTCCCATCCTTCACGAAACTTTGAAGATACATTCGTCATATCAGATTGACCTAATGATGATGTGCGAATCCAACGGAAAACAAATCCTTCCTGTGGATCGGGGTCAGGCAAAGCATTGGCTGGTTTCCAAGTTGCTTTACGTTCTGTATTGTCTCTTGTATTAACTTCTCTTGAATCTCTATTAGCCATTTAATGAATCCTTCAATAATTGCGCTGCATATTGTTCAGGTGTAACGCCCAGACGTTTAGCGAGTCCTATCTGGGTGGAGGTTAGCTGCACTTTGCGTGGTTTTTTTGCACTTCTATTTACTGGGGCAACCACGTTACCAGCTTGGCGTTGAGGTGCTTCTACCTCGTATGTCTCATCGCCCTGCTTGTTATTAAAATGATCTGGGAAAGCTTTTCCCATAGCATCATTAATTCTTCTATAATAATCTTCTGTATCTAGTTTAGGGTTTAAACCTGCCTTAACTAATTTTTGGTGAACGCCCATTGCGAACCCTGTCATATCTTCAAAGCCATCTTTCTGGAACCAGCTTTCATTTGACTGAAGCCAATCTTTATCTTTCCCAGTAGGCTCTTGAACTTTTGGTCGAGCAGGAGTCGTCTGGTGTGTCTGGGGAGGAACCTCTGACTCAACTGCTCTAACAGGAGGTTTATAAGTTTCCACCCTGTATTTTTCATTCTGTAAGCCACTTAATTTTTCTTGAGCTTCCATAAGCTTATCTGGATCTCCAGATTCATAAGCTTCTTTATATTCTTGCTTGGCTCTTGATAACTGAGCTTCAACCCTACCTTTTGCCTGCTCT